AATGTGCCGGAATTAAATGATCCAGCCAACTATGGATTGAATAACGGTAAATACCCCAGCTCCTTTTTTATTAAAGATGATTACGTGCCACAACCTTCCATTCAAGGCAGGGTATTATATATACCATTGAACAATTGGTTTTCAATGAAAAGTCAACTAGCATTCCCTTTGATTTCATTACAATATAATGAACTTCACGTCACCGTTACATTTCGACCTATATCAGAATTATTTGTTATCCGAAACATACACGACCCAGAAAATAATTATCCTTACATTTCACCTAATTTTAATGATGCTGATATGAGATTAGCAAGATTTATTCAACCTCCTCCAAATTATACACAAGAATCGTCTGCCTATTTAGATAAAACTTCTTGGAATACAGATTTACATCTTATATCAACTTACTGTTTTTTATCGGATGAAGAAAGAAGGTTGTTTGCTGCCAATGAACAAAGTTATTTAGTTCGTCAAGTATACGAACAAATATTTTATAATGTAACGGGGGCACAAAAAATAGATTTAAATTCTAACGGTATGGTTCCATCTTGGTTATTTTATTATCAACGGAGTGATGCGAATACACGAAATCAGTGGTCAAATTATACAAATTTTCCCTATGAATATCCCCCAAATTATATTACACCTGCTCCTACTACTGTTGAAATTGATGGAGAAACATACGATGGCCCCGGTTCATCCGTTAACAATCTATGTTGTACGATTGTTACTTCAATAGATAATGTAAAAAATATTTTGGTGAGTATGTCCGTTCTTTTGGATGGGTCTTATAGAGAAAATACCCAAGCAAGTGGCATATTTAATTACATTGGAAAATACATTCAAACTCCTGGCGCAGCACCCGATGGTCTCTATGTATATAACTTCTGTTTAGATACCGGTCCCTACTTACAACCAACAGGAGCTATCAATATGTCACGTTTTCACGACATTCAATTAGAATTTAATACCATATTACCTCCACCAAATTATTTAGCACAATCTACTGCCATTTGTGACCCAGATACAAAACAAATAATAGGTATTAATAAAAGTAGTTGGAATATATATCAATATAATTATGACCTTCATTTTTTTGAAGAGCGATATAACATTTTAACATTCCAAAGTGGAAATGCTGGTATGAAATGGGCATATTAATTTTATGAAGTTATTTTGTTAATTTATTATTTCTGTATTTTGTTGTAATTACAGAAATAATAATAGATAATGATATATACATACTTTATGAGTTCTGTTGATACAATTACAAATGACCCAAATACAATATTTTTAAATAACCTCAAATCAACAATAATGTCGATTAGCAGTATGATTCTTATTTCATCCGTATTATCCTATTTAACAATTATTATAAAATCATTACACAACCCTTCTTTTGAGACTGACCTAAATTACAATACGGATAATAATAGTGAAAGTGATAAACAAAACAAAGTTATCGACATACTAAGAATAATTACAAAATCAACCGATTTATGGTCTAGATTACAAATAAAAAATAATATGTTCAATCCGGCGAAATGGATAAAACCATCCGAGGTAATAGAATCGTATAGTTTATTATTTTCCGTGGAACGAATTATTACATTAGAAGATAACAATAATACTCCCTATTTTAATCATTTTTATAAAGCATTGATTGCCATACCACTATTAAAAGAATTATATTCCTATTTTAATTCACCCCATTTAGGTGTAACACCACAACTAAACCCAGACCTTAATGGTATATATAAACAGGATGAAACAGAACAGGGGTTATTACAATGGGATACCACTATTTCGGAATATATTATCTATTACATATATTCTGTCATTTCTCAATCAGTCAATACAAATTTATATATTTATCATAAACTAATATCCTATATTTCGAATTGGAATGAGGGCACCCTCTTTTTAATCTATACCTTTTTGGGATATTTTATTGTATACGGTATGGGTATCATTTCAACCATTGTTTTACTTATTACAAGTATAAGTGAAATACCTAAACTTTTCTCAGATAGAATGCCTATACGCAAATACAATGATAATGAATCGCCAAAAATTAATATTGAATGGTCAGTTAATTCATTACAATTTATTAATCCATTTCGTTTATTTGTGGTATGGTTGTTTGCGTTGTGTTATACAGCGATATTTTTATTCTTCGCATTGTTCATCTTTGTATTTAGTATTTTTGTGCCCTTGTCATTAACAGGTAAAATCTCGAAATATTTTCTTTCAACGTATGACAAAACGCCATTTCAATATAACTCCACCCGAGATAATAATCAAAAAACAAATCCAAATCCAAATACACCTCAAATGGTTCCCGTTGCCATAAATTTATCAAACAATTTTAATTTCTTCCTATATTTTAGCAAATTTCTTTATACAAATAAAAACTATCTCTTTTACATCGCCATTATTTATATAATAATGGACATTACCTTAGCATATACTTCACCAAAACAAATAATTACATTTTTAATTTTTGTTTTTATTATTTGGCTACTCAATGCGTTTAATTATTCAATCGATAGAAACCATAAAGAAATTTTAACACAATCTTAATCATCTTCTTTGCGTTCTATAAAGTAATTCATAACATCTATCAATAACTGTGGTGGGCATTCAGGGGTGGGTATACGAACACCAATTTCATCATAAGTAATATGATTTTTAGGGGAATATTCATTCGATACTAATATTTCCCATCTCTCAACATATTTACGGTTTGATGTAGATCCGTGATAATGATGTCTTATAACCCCGGGCACATAACCAACTCGAAGATTTGATGCGTTACTTTGATAATCATCCATACTCTGATTATAATCTTCGTGAAATTCTTTTTTATGCATGATATTCACCCTGTTTATTAAAGAGTATGCCATTATGCTATCTCCAGAACCCACTATTCCCTTATCATATAATCCTCCTAGTTGTTCATAGGCCTTCCTTGTTATTGCCCAAGCAAATCCAGGATGCCAAAAATCCTGCTTGGTATATTTATAATTACCGTTATCCTTGATATTTCTATACCCAAAACTATTAAAAATCTCTAAATTCATTTCATCTCTCGACATAAAAACAGCGTGACTCCATAATTGAACTACATCACTACATCCATTTAATATTTTTAATGTATCCATTGCCCACGTTGGACTGTCAAATTCAACATCAGCATCTATCCACGCAAACGCTTTATAGTCATCGGGTAATAAATATTTTACACCCATATTTATCATATTTTCCTTGTGCCATAAAGGATTGGGACTTCTTAGTTGTAAGTGATTTGGATTTGTATTACTTGTAACTGTAAACACCTGTTTTGTATCCAATCCGTTTAACCCACCACTATAAATCATTTCAACAATAAATAAATTAACGTTTTCTTCTTCCATTTCAATTCTTTTGACAAATTCTTTTAATAAAACAATGCGTCTAGAATACATACACGGATTTGAAATAACAATAATTACATTTAACTTGTCTTCAATAGGCAAATTATTTCTTATAGCACACTTAATACAATTTTCTTTATAGTTAACGGATTCGCTTTCAGTATTAAGAAAGGACGACATCGCGCCTATATATTATAAATATATATAAAAAATGTTATATATATAGTTTATTCATTTATTAATTTATTTTATTCAATGTGTAAAATAAATTAGTATCACATTATCAATCATCTTCTTTGCGCTCTATAAAATAATTCAACATATCTATTAATAATTGTGGTGGACATTCACTTGTGGGAATGATAATTCCAATCTCATCATAAGTAATATGCTTGATGGGAGAAAATTCGTGCGATATTATCATTTCTTCTCTTTGGACATATCTGCGATTTTTTTTAGAACCGTGGTAATAATGTCGTATAACCCCAGGAACATACCCTAAACGAAGCCCCGATACTTTTTTCTGATACTCATCCATACTCATATTATAATCATCGCTGTATTTTGGATTTTGCCAAATATGAACCTTATTTATTAAAGAATGTGACATAATGCTATCTCCTGAACCAACTATACTTTTATCATACAATCCTCCCATTTTTTCATAAGCTGTCCGGGTCATCGCCCAAGCAAATCCGGGATGCCAAAAATCTTGAAAATTCGTAACAAACCTTTTATCCTTAACATTTCTATAACCAAAACTATTAAAAATATTCAAATTCATTTCATCTCTTGACATATCAATCGAATGACTCCACAATTGAACTATATCTTTACATCCATTTAATATTTTCAATGTATCCATTGCCCACGATGGACTTTCAAATTCAACATCAGCATCTATCCAAGCAAACGCCTTATAATCTTTAGGTAATAAATATTTAACACCCAAATTTATCATATTTTCTTTATGCCATAAAGGAGTGGGTGCTATAATTTGTAAGTGATTTGGATTTGTAGCACTTGTAACCGTAAATTCTTGTTTTGTATCTATACCATCCAACCCACCACTATATATCATCTCCACAATAAATAAAGTAACATTTTCTTCGTTCATTTCAAACCTCTTGACAAATTCCTGAAGTAAAACAATACGTCTAGAATACATACACGGATTTGAAATAACAATAATGACATTTAACTTTTCTTCAATAGGTGAGTTATTTTTTATAGCACCTTTTATACAATTTTCTTTAAAGTTAACAATATCACACTCACTATTCGAAGTTGACATAGTCTATATAGTATAAATATAAAAAATAATATTCAAATCCCCTAATCATCTTCTTTTCGTTCTATAAAGTAATTCATAATGTCTATTAATAGTTGTGATGGGCATTCATCCGTGGGTATGCGAATACCAAAATCATCATACGTAAGATGCTGAATGGGAGAAAAATTGTTCGTTATTAACATTTCACCCCTAGCAACATATTTACGATTTAATCTAGAACCGTGATAATGATGTCTTATAACCCCGGGAACATAACCTGCTCGAAGATTTGCTGTTTTGATTTGATAATCCTCCATACTCTGATTATACTCGTGATGATAATTTTTGTTTTGCATGGCATACACTTTATTTACTAAAGAATATGCCATTATGCTATCTCCCGAACCCACTACATCATCATATAATCCTCCTAATTGTTCATACGCACTCCTTGTTATTGCCCAAGCAAATCCTGAATGCCAATAATCCTCTTTTGTGTATTTATGTCGTTTGTTATCCTTGATATATCTATAACAAAAACTATTAAAAATCTCTAAATTCATTTCATCTCTCGACATAAAAACGGCGTGACTCCATAATTGGACTATATCGCTACATCCATTCAATATTTTCAATGTATCCATTGCCCACGTTGGACTTTCAAATTCAACATCAGCATCAATCCAAGCAAACGCCTTATAATCTTTGGGTAATAAATATTTCACACCCATATTTACCATATTTTCCTTGTGCCATAAAGGGGAGGGGGCTACAATTTGTAAGTGATTCGGATTTGTAGCACTTGTAACCGTAAACTCTTGTTTTGTATCCACCCCATTCAACCCACCACTATAAATCATCTCCACAACAAATAAATTAACGTTTTCTTCTTCCATTTCAAACCTCTTCACAAATTCCTGAAGTAAAACAATACGTCTAGAATACATACACGGATTTGAAATAACAATAATGACATTCAACTTTTCTTCAATAGGCAAGTTATTTTTTATAGCACACTTAATACAATTTTCTTTATAGTTAACGGAGACGCCTTCAGTATTATTAAAGGACGACATCGCGCCTATATACTATAAATATATAAAAAAAATGGTTGTTACACCATTTTTTGTTTTTGTTTTTGTTTTTGTTTTTGTTTTTCTTTTGTTTTTGTTTTTGTTTTTTATTTTTTGTGAAATATATACAATGAGTTAACTATCTACTTTTTGTATATATTGTAATTTATTTCACAATATCTACATTTAAACCCATTTTAGGGGAGCATACACAAATTGCTGTAACACATCTAACAAGTCGATGCCTACGTAGGTGGATTTGAATGAGTAAAACAGTGTGTCCGGCTTGTAACACAAATCGTCTGACTGCCATTCGCCCTTTATTTGAGTGAGATAATAACGATGTTTGCCATTTGCCTTTTTGATACGAGAAATATACTCACCCTTGTATGTTTGGAAAGGAGTTCCATTTACATCAAGAACTAGTTGGTATTTCTTAGAATAGTTACAGTTTGAAGAGTCGAGGTCGGGGATGAGCTCTGAATATTTCTCTGTGAAGTGAAATAAATGGCAACCATCTTCCTCGCTCTCCAAAATCTCTTCTTCGTATGGGCAAATGGGTGAGTAGCATCGAAATTGTTCTCCACAAATTTTGTCATACTCTATTCCATCAAACTCTTCTTCGGGTGCTGAGAGTTCGGGGTGAATTTGAGCGTAGCAATCGTCTTCATCAAACATCCCAACAAGCCCGTCATTTTCGGGGGCGTCATTGAAATATTCATCGAGTGCTTGTTCTAGACAGGTTGTGAAGTAACTCATATCAAATAGTTTGAATGGGCAGTGGCAATCATCGCATATGTGTTGATTAAATGTAACTACGTAGTATGTATACTCACCGTCGATGTCTCCTTGACGGAGTAACATCTCTCCGTATTTGTTACACAGTATGCGTTTTGAGAATGGGTCGATACCATACTCATAGTCATACGGCATAACCTCGTCACTTAAACCCAATTCGGATTGGTAAGCACGAGCGTTCGCGAAAGTAACGTTTGAAGTTGTAAAAGCCATTTTGAAACCAAATCTTCGAGATTAGGAGTATTAAACTAATAATCTTAAATCATTTTCATTTCATTTTTTTTAAATCTATATGAAAAATCTGAAAACTTAAAATCCATCATTTAGAGAAAACTATAAAAGGTAACATATTCAAAAAGGATATTAATATTATAATATTTGTATTAATACTATAATTGTTAAAGATGGATGCTAATAATATAGATAACACTACAAACGAGCAGTCGAGAGTAAATATAAATAACGTATTTTCTTTTGAATATCTACGAAACATATCAATCATTAGATTGTCCCCAATTGGGACACTTTGAATAATACTATACAAAGTTAAGTCGTAACATATTTGGCAAAATATGGAGATGATAATAAAAATACCCATTGAATAATCAAAACCATAAGAATTATTTGTAATTTTCCATAAAGAATATATATAACGGGTTGTCAGTATGACTATAAAAATAGTCGTGATATCAACCAAGCTTCCGTATAATTTATAATTTTTATACCATTTATAAATTATACGCGGTTTTATAATTTTACGAAATACAAGTATCATTATAAAAATATCTACGAGTATTATACCATTTAGTATAGGAAGATAATCTCTCACTTTTTCATAATTTGTTATATCTGTCAACATAATGCTTACTATATATCAATAATAAAACGCGTAAAAAGGTTTTATTCTATTTCTCAATACTTTATAAATAGAATGATATCATTGGCAATTGATTATAGGAACGAAAAATCCGAATTATGTGAAATGGGTGAATTTTACGACACAGACAAATCACCTTTAAGGAAGGATACAATGGATACCAGACACGCTCACGCATATACACCATATTACAACTCTTTATTTTCAAGTTCAAGGTCTAAGAGTTTAAATATATGTGAAATAGGAATAGGTCCATCTCTATTGATGTGGCAAGAATATTTTTGGAGTTCTATTATTTATGGGTTTGATTACAATACACAATTAATGAACTCCTTTAAAAATAAATATAATACGGATAGAATTGTATTAGCTCATATGGATGTACGAAGCCCTGAAATTATCCAAACATCTTTTGAAACTACAGGAGTATCATATGATTTAATTATAGATGATGCTACGCAATATCTAGAAGACCAATTAAACGTAATAAGAAGTGCTGTAAACTATTTGAATCCAGGTGGGTTTATTATCGTAGAAGATGTTTATACTTATAGGGATGAAAAAGAATATATCGACGGATTAGGTGAAGAAGTTCTTAGTAACTTTCAAAAGTATTTCTTTATAGAATTGAATCATACTAAGAAATATTCAGGTGATTGGAAAAATGATAAATTGTTTATTTTAATAAAAAAAGGAGCAGACCCTGTATTTACCCAAACCAGTTTTTAAATTCCAATGTTTTATCCTTGGTGTTAGATAATATAGGCGTAGATAAAGGTGTTGCTAGTTGAGAAGCATCCTGTAAATATTTTACATACATATTTAATTCAGAATATACATTATCTACGCAATAATTAAGAACTGTTTCATTTAATATAGATAATTGTTTATCTATATTATCATTGTTATTAGTAGCATATTGAAGAAAAAATCCACGCATAATAACAAATAATGCCGTGCTGTCTTGTTTATCGATAGTATATCTCCCGTTTGTTTTATTGTAAATTCTAGATTGAATTTGAGTTTGTATATACTCTACATTTTTACTTGAAAAAAATACGTTGGATATAGCATCCGAACTCCAAATACCCTTTAGAGGTTCTTGTAAGGAAACACATTGTTTTGCTGGTATTTTATCACGCATTGAAAATAAATTTGGCATATTGTTTCCATATACATATTGTTGAACATTTTTTTCTTTTATTAACCCAACATCAACTCTCCCATTCATCTTGATTAAAATAGACAAATAGAATAAAATCCGTAATTATTATATATGAAGTTTCAAACAATTGTTATTATAATACTTGCCATATTACTTGTTATTACATTAATAGCATTTTATTATATAGCATCATCACACGGGAATAATTCAGCATATCCTCCTTCTATACCAGTATGTCCCGACTACTACTATCAAACTTCCGAATCATCGGATGGGACTATATCGTGTAAAGCGATGCCTACTATGGTATCAGCATTAAGCAACGCAGGAATTACAAGCGATACATGTGTAAATCCAAACTTTACAACTGATTATTACACAGGAACAAACGCAAATTGTTTAAAATATACGTGGTATACGGGTTGTAATTCCATACCTGCTTGGGAAGGCATTACTTACGGGGTAAATAATCCTTGTGCTACAACATAAATAAATTAAACATATGTTGTTACAAATAATGACATGATAACTGATGAAGACATCAAATATATGGATAATAATGTATGTATATTATTTCCAGATTCCCCAAAAGGGGTTATTGTATGGACTTGCCAAGAACCTGTAAATAATATCGATATACTAAAAGATGGAATTAAAAGTGGAATGTTGTTAAGTAAAGAAGGGTTTCGTTATGGTAGAATTACAAATCATCCATATATATTTTTTAGGGCTCCTGATAAAAAATATACAACCATAGAAGAATGTCCAAAATATGATAACCGTTTTTATATAAGAGTTGACCCAGATAGAACAATGGTATTTTCTTCCGAATTGAGGGCAAAATATCCACCTCAATGTTTATATGGTTCACCACAATATATTTCACAACTTAATCAAGAATTAGTAAAATCGCGTAAAACTCTTACACGATTTCTTGATATCGTAAAAGAAAATGATGAAGTTGTTGATATAACTATTCAACAAATTTATGTATATAATTTAACTACTTCACGTAAGATAATTCGAAGTATAAAACACCCTATAGAATATCCATATGATTATATTGACGTAAAAAAATCAAGTGAAATAATAGTGTATATTCAACATTTAACACGAGATTTTTTTATAATATAAGGAAATTTTTAAAATATAACAAAAAAAATATTTTTAATATCTTTATAATATAACTATAATATACAATGATGCCTACATTAAGTCCACAATCATTAAGCGACACTCAAATGGGAGGACGCCGTCGTAGTAGTAGTAGAAGAAGACATATGGGTATGAGAATGCGTAGTAGGTCTTATCAATCCCAAGGACAGGGACAAGGACAAGGACAAGGACAAGGACAAGGACAAGGACAAGGACAAGGACAAGGACAAGGACAAGGACAAGGACAAG